TCGTACATCTGGTGCAGCGTGCGGTACGTGTTGCTGCGCTGGAACACCATCTGCATGCGCCGCGTGACCTCGTCGAGCCACAACTTGGCAGGGCCGTACGTGTTGATGCTCGGGTCAGGTGTGCCCAGCCTGAACCACGGGCGCGCCGGGCTGGTCGCGCCTGCCATCATGCCTGCGCCGAGCACCTGAAGCGCGTCGGTCGCGGTTGAGTCGTAGATGGCATTGTGCCGGCGCTGTCCCCGGTTGCGGTCCTGCACGAAGTACCGGCCAGAGCGCGGCAGCAGGTAGGTCGTGATCTCCTGCCAGTGCGCCCACCACGACGCGCGCTCGCTCTTGAGCTGGCCCCAGCGAGTGAACAGCTTGTGGCGCTTTGGCGCCTTCTTGTACGACCTGCTCTCGTTGGGAATCTGGTCCATGCGTCAGCCGCCGAGCAGCGTGTTGCGCCCGAGCGCGTTTGCCCCCATGTCGACGCCAGTCGGCCCGGTCAGCATTGTGCTCGAAGCGCCGCCAGCGCCCATCTCGCCTGCGCGCTCCATGATCGAAGCCGTGTCAGGCGTGCGCCGGTTGGCTGCGTTCACGGCCGTCTCGCTGCGACGCTGCTGCATCTGCGCCTGCTCTGCGGCCTTCTTCTGCGCCGCCTGCTGCTGCTGGAGCGCCTTCTCCTGCTGGCCACGCGCCTTCTCGCTCTGCGCGTATCCGATGGCGGTCCCTGCCGCAGCGACGATCGTCGACGCGATGATGGCTGCGGTGGCGCCCGTTGCGAGCATGATCATCTGGTGCTCCATGTCACTCTCCTGTCACTATCTCGGTGTTGATATCTGGGTGCTCGCGCGATGCCAGCATGTCCCACTCTTCGGTGAACTCGCGCTCTGCCTCGTCGACCGTCTTGGCCGACGTCGCGAACACCATCGTCATGTCGGTGTCAAGGTGCGCGTAGAAGATCTGCTTGCGGCCAGCGGCGCCAACGAGCACCTGATAGCCTTCGATGTCGATCGCCTCGCCGTTGGCCCACACTGTGACGTTGCCGCTGACGATAAGCGTGGTCGGCACCTTGATGAGCGCGCCGCAGATCATCACGCCGGCAGGGATGCGCAGCGACCTCGTGTACGCGCCGCCGTGCAGCGTATGGTGAACTGGCAACTGAGTCTGGTCGACCGCAAGCATGTCAGACTCGACAGCGCGCACGCTCGCGAGCGCGGCCTCGTCGATGGGCCTGATGATGTCGGTCGCGGTCGGTGTCACTCGAATGCCCTGAAGAAGACGGTGTTCGTGTGCCTGTAGCCGAGATGCGGCATCAGGCGCTCCATGCTGCCGCTGGCCGGCGCTGACATCAGCATGGCCACAGCTCCAGCCTCTGCGCACGTCCGCTCCGCTGTCCTGATCAGCCCGACGCCTGCGCCAGTGCGCCGGTGGGCCTTTGCCACGAACAGGGACTCAGCCGTGCCAACCACCTTCCCGTAGTGAGGCAACCTAGACACGAGCAGGTTGCAGAACCCTACGAGCGTGCCGTCGAGGTATGCGCCGATGAGCCTGACCATTCCGGTCTTCTCCATCGCTCGGTAGATGTCGCCTTGGTAGTCGCAGGGCGGCATGCCGGCGATGTGGCACTCGTGCGCGTACTCATTGACGAGTCCCGGCCACTGCGGATCGCCCTCCAGTTCGTCGAACGCAATGAGCCTGTATTCGAGGCTCGCGTCTGTCTGGTGATCGCTCATGGCGAGGACGCACGAACCGTACGCACCGCCTGATCCGTTACGGATGCCGCTATTGGTTCGCATACGGGTCGTAGTCGGTCTCGCGCTTGACTGGCCGATCGTAGATGTCGCGCAGCACCTTCTTGCCAACCTGATACGCGAAGGTCAGCGCCAGCGCATCCGCGAGGTCAGGACTGCCGCCGCCTTGCAGCCTCTGCTTGATGTCGTCCTTGGATTCGAGCACGCGTCTGCCGGCACCGTCGTACCAGTACGTCGGCGTGCCAAGTTCCTGCTTAAGCGCAGGGTCGTTGGGGATCGCGCCGCCCTGCTCAATCCACTCGCGCATGGCCCACCACATCTCAGCCCTGCGGTTTACGAACAGCCCTTCGGCGATCGCCTTGCCTCCGAACGGCACCTCAACCACGTCGTACTCCAGTTGCCTGAGCCGGTCGATCACGCCTGCGCCAGCGCCAGCGTCAATGAACACCGCGTCAGGGTTGTGCTCCTTGATCGCAGCTGCCACGCGCCCGGCCAGCTCCATGTTGTCAAGGCCGCGGTACACGAGCGGGTTGAACGCTTGCAATCCCTTGCGGCGGAAGATCACGCTGCGGTCGTCGCCGAACCGGGCTGGGTCAACGCCGAGGATGACTGGCGCATGCTCAACGTCCTTCTCGGTGTACTCGCGCCGAGCTGCCTCCTCGGCCTGCGCGAGGCTGATGAGCTGGTCGTCGCCTGCCGCAGCGAAGTCACACAGATACTCCCTCGCAAACGATGTCTCAGCCATGTCCCTCTTCAGGCGCTGCACCTCGTCGGGCTGGATGGCGTCGGTGTCGTGCACCGTGTAGCGCGCGTTGAACCAGTCAGGCAGGGTCTCAGCCTTGTAGAACAGTTCGCTGAACAGGTTGACGCCGCTAGGCGTGCCGATGAACAGCGCCCATCCCTTGCGGTCTGACAGCGCAGGCTGCACGATGTCGTTCCACACCTCAGGACGGATCTGCGCAACCTCGTCGATGACCACGCCATCGAGGCGCACGCCACGCATGGCATCGGGATTGTCCGCGCCGAACAAGCGGATGGTCGCTCCGTTGTGCTTGAACCGCACGCTCAGTTCGCCTTCGTTCACTTCGATGGCACCGCTCTCGCGCACAGGCTCAAGCTTCTGCTTCAGCCTCGCCCACGCGATCGCCTTGGCCTGCTTAAGGAACGGCGCCACGTAGAAGAACAGGCCTAGGTCGCGCTTGAACCCAGCAGCCTTCTTGATCAGTTCCATGACCGCCAGTTCCGTCTTCCCGGCGCGACGGTGCAGCGCGAGCACGGAGAACCTCCGACGCCGCCTGTGGCACTGCTGCTGCCACGCGCGCGGCGTGTAGTCAAGCGTGATGTTCTTCGTCAGCATCAGGCACGCCCGTGATCAGGTTGATCTGCACGCCGCCGGAATGCTCGTGAGCCTGTCGATCGCCGTACTTGCGCGGGTTCCATTTCGCCAGCAGCTTCAGCCGGGTGTCGATCTGAAGCCTGCGCCACTGCACTTCGGTCTGGTCGGCGGGCTGAAGGTCAGCCAATTCGACGCACTGCTCGCTCATCACGTCCTGACCGTCCTCGCGCGCGCGTGCGAAGCGTCGACCAAACTCATCACTTTCCTTCGCCCAGTTGTAAATAGTGTCCCAGCCGGGCTTTCCTTCCTGCCGACAGTAGTCGCGCAAGGTCTTGCCTGCTGCGATCCACGCGCAGATCTCGTCTGCAAAGTCGTTCATGCGGAACTTGACGGAACCCTTGGGGCGTCCTCGCTTGCTCACCTGACTCTCCTCCAACTGGCGACGCTCTGCGCGCGTCGCGAGTAGTTGCAGATCTTCTGGACTGCGCCCCTTGAGATGCCGAACATCCTAGCAAGCCTCCTGTAGCCGATTCCCTCGTCCTCATGAAGGTCTCTGATGCGCGACACGACATCATCGGGAATCGTGCAGTTGTGGTGCGACGACCCGATGCGGTATCCGCGTTCGTTGATGGCGATGTAGATGCGTGTCTTGCGCTCAACCATCTGCGCGGGAGCCTACGGCTCCGCGTGCACAATCTTGAGGTCTTTGTACGACATTCTCTGCACAAAGATGGGAGTCGCCTCGCCCACGAAGCCGCCGACCACCTTGAAGTCCATGGTGTCGAGCGCCTCCTCCTGACTCATGTTCTTCTCAACCATGAGTATGCGGATGCACTTGCCGTAGTCGTAGACGGCCCGGGGATGTCCCGCGTAGTCCTCAGCTATGCCCACGAAGGCTCGCTCAAAGCCTTCGGCGAGCATAATTGGCGGGATTTTCTCGTTGTTGGCTCCCATGCTGTCATTGGACATTTGGCTCTCCCGTTACGGATATCTGATCGACCTGTGCGATGCGCTCGCCGATCCACCGCATCACGGGCACTGCCATGGAATTGCCAAGCGCCTTGTACCGAGGGCCATCGGGGCAGGCTTCGCGCGCCTTGCCTCGGTAGGGGATCTGCGTGTAGCCGTCAGGGAACCCTTGGAGCCTCTCGCACTCCACAGGGGTAAGCCTGCGCACGACCATGGCTGATCCGTACACGGCTGCGACTTGCTGGGTCACTTCGGAGGATTGCGGGGAGCGCGAAGGGTCATTGGTGGCGGTCAGGGATGGCGCCACGTGCGACACCGCTAGCCCATTGTCGGTGTTCAAGGTAGGGGTCACCTCCTGCTGCACGCCATGCCCCTTGCCCGTGGTCTGCGATGTCCTGATGCTGTGCGCCACCGCTGGCGGCGAGGGGATGCCCAAGCCGCTGCCCACCTTGACCGCAGGCGACACCTCCTCGTGCTGGTTGACCCCGTGCGTCCCGCCCGTGCTGTAGAAGGCGTGGGCGACCGCGTGGCTATGCCCCTTCGTGACCGTGAACGCCGGGTCGGTCGGGTCGCCGGGCTGGCGGTTCTGCCGATTGATGGGCGCCGTGATCTGGAACAGGTCGTACGGCACGGGCTGCGCCACAAACTGCTGAGCATCCACTTGGGCCCGTCCCATCGCCTGCGGTCC